ACCTGTTCTACACCAGCGGCTTGCGAGTATTGATACACATTACCACCAGAAGCCTGTGGGCCTTCAAACACTACGTCAGCACCAAAAGCGTTTAGTGTCGCTTCATCAATTTGTAGTGGGAATGAAGTGTTTGGGTGAAGTGCGCGAAACTCACCTTCATACATTACCGCGCCAGTTTCTCTGATTAGTACTTGCATGATTAACCTTTAAGCAATAGCTAAGAATAAGTAAATAGATGCGTTTACATTGATATTTGTTGCCGCCACTTGATTGACAATAAAACCAGAATTATCAGGATCAATAGTGTCGTTTGTCGTGACTTCAGCCAAATTAGTATTTAGACTTAAATGCTGATCATTCCCAGCCACGATGCCCCGTGCGGTATCCCACACATACCAATCACCAGCACTATCAGTACGTTTAATCATTACAAAACGTGCGCCAGCAGCAAAGCCACAATTAACAGTCTGGCTACTTCCATTCCCAGTATATGTACCTACTTTAGATACGCCTGATACTGTGGCAAATAGGTAAGCAACATAAGTGGAGCCAGACGCATTAAAAAGGGTACTTGTCGTACCAAACAAAGATATTGTTGTTGATGTTGGCGATGCAGTTAAAATGTTAAGTCCTTGATTTGCTTCTGCCGCCGAATCATTTAAATACATCCAAGTAGTTCCAGTTCCAGTTGCCGTTCTCCATGTGGGCCAATTTGCAGTTAAATTTCTTCTTTTAAAGAAAATTAATTCTGGAACAGCGTTAAGATTATGGCTTACGGAATTTGTTGCCCCTGTTCCTGTATAACAAACAATATCCATAAAACCGGGAGCGCGTTTAAATAAATAATTTATGTAGTTGTTTCCACTAGCATTGCTAATAGCAGCCGTAGTGCCAACTTTTATCCCATTCATTACATCCCAAGGATTTGCTTGCAATTCAGTCGTTGCCGCAGCAGTTTCTGCGCTGGTAGAATTTGAAATTAAATATCCAGTTCCTGTAAGCCTTGGAACCCATAACCAATCATTTGACGTTCCACGATTTTTAATAAACACCGCATCATTGGTTTGACCACCAGTAACAGTAGCATTTGCACCTGTACCAGTTCTAGCAGATAAACCAAACACTTCCGTCCCAGTAGTCGGCGTTTTCATAGGGGCGCGACGTATGGCTATGTAGATGTAGGTGGCATTAGCCGCTGGAGCATTATTCCCGACAAAAAATCCTGTTGCAGTTGGATATATGCCCTGCGTACTTGTTTGTGAGTTTTCTGCATTTGAAGTATTTGGTGATATATAGTTATAAGACGTAAGAGAAGAACCCCTCATAGTGTCAACAGTTAGCCAACTTCCCGCAGCATCGACTCGTTTTATAAGAACCCATTGAGCCTCATACCCTAAAGTGATATTGCCAGCCGCACCACTACCATCAGTCGTAAACGACCCACAGCTAATCACATTGTCCGTACCAGTAAGACCGAAGCCTCCAGCGTCGTGCGCGAATAGGTAGGCGACGTAGGTTTGACCGGGAGAATTCATACTACCGTCATTTCCAACCGAAAAAACACTACTGGTAGGCTCTGTGTTGTTCCAAATCCCACCAGATGTACCAGCCGCCCCCGTGTCATCTAAAAGAAGATATTTTGTTGCCCCTAAACTTCTATGGTACACAAACCAACTACCTGAAAAACTTGTTATTTTTACAATAATTGTGCCCGGAACAGAACCAAGATTGTGAGGTATAGTCCTTGCAACGCCCGTCCCCGTATACGTCACAACATCAAAGAACTTAGCTTGTTCTCTGAATGTCCATGATGTAAATAACTTAGTTGATTGATTTGTTGAATCGCCTGTACTTAAAGTAAATCCGTTTGAATTAAAGTTTGTTAAACGGTTTGTTTCAGTTTGTTGCGCTGCGGTGGTGTTTGTTACTAACTGTTTATTTACCCCTCGCGCTGTATCAGATATTTCATTGTTATATCCAACATCTCTACATTTAAGCCATACCATCCCACCCTTACCAGCCAGATCAATTCCATTAGTAATAGTCTGCGTAGAGCCGTTACCCGTATAGAGATACGTACTAAATACATCCTCTATGTAAGCAGGAACCGCAGACTTACCAGCACCTAGCAGAGCTTTAGATAACATTAGTTATTCCCCACTCGAGCACCGTAAACCTGTGTGCTAACTTTCCACAGTACAATCACGGTGTAGCCAGTAGTGTTCAACGTCGGAGCTGACCCAGAGTCTGTTTTCCAAACCACACCAGAGCCACCAAACGTCGAATCAGTCCATGTCAACGTGTACGCAGTACCATCGTCAACCATTAGCGTCACAGACTCACCAGCCACAAAGTTCGTAGCTTTAGGAGTACGACTAGCTCCCAATGTAATTAGCTGAATTGAACCATTGCCAGGATCAATCTCAAACGCAGCACCATCAGTAATAGTAAAAACATCCTCTAAGATCGTGCCAATAATCGCAGGATCAGTCAGAGTTTTACCTGTTAGTGTCTGTGTGTCAGACGTTCCAACAACAGCACCAGTAGGAATAGCTTTCTGTGCAGCAGAGCCATCAATCACACCACTAGCGTTAGACAAAACAAACGATGATGCAGCTATACCGTTAATAGTATTGCTATCAGTGCTGATTGTCTTATTCGTTAATGTCTGTGCAATATCAGTATCTACAGCCTTATCACCTGCATAAGTAGCAAATACATCTTTAGCTCCAGCACCAAAATCTACAGCAGCACCAGAATTACTAGACTTTAAAACTGTAGTCCTAGCCAATTGACCAGCACTAACAGTTCCAATACCTATCTCCCATGCACTACCTAGCGTTATGGTGTAATAACACGTATTAGTATTGCCGATAGCGGTACTAAAGGTCTGGTATCCACTAACAGCACCGTCCAATGTCAAAGTGCCAGTTCCGGTAGTGGTGGACGTTTCCCTTACCCGATCAGCAATAACTAAAGGCATAATTACTCCAGAGTAACGGAAAGATTACCAGTAGAAATAGTAAATACATCACCAGTGTTAATAGCCTTAGAAGCATCCAATGGTGTGTGATAAAGCAAATTACCAGACGATGCAGCATCACGTAGACCAACGTGCGTTATAGTTCCCCAGTTACCTGTGGCAGTTGGGAATGTTACAGAAGCACTGTTAGTCGATACGCCATTACTAGGAGCACCAAAGGTCGCAGCCATACGCGTGTACGCACTTCCAGTACACTCTGTACCAGTATCCGCATCAGTTGGATCACTTGTATACAAAGCCACAAAACAAGTCGTAGGACTCGTGTAACTTACATTACGCAGAGTAGCGTTAATCAACGCGTTCTCTAAATAGTTTGACATTTCAGCCATAATTTACCTCACGAAGAAAACATAGACATAGGTTGACCGCCATACTCACTCGATTGATCTGCAATGTTAATCGCAGTAATCGAACGCTCATATAATGCAGCCCAAGTTTGCAATCTAGCATCATTCATCAAATACGGTTCTGCCTCTCCCAATGCCGCATACAACAAAGCATCTGGATAGTTAGCAAGAAATACATTTGAAGAATTTGAATTACTTAATAGCTCTGGCTTTGCGTAGTAAAGCATCTGAACGCTATAAGTAGAATCAGGAATAGGAGCAAACTGTATTTCTGCTGCTAGTACAGTGTAATTAACAGGTTTGCCTATATCTGTAACCCTAGCCTTCGCATAGAAAGCATTAGGGGATAAATAGGTAACAGGAGTTCTTGGAACAGTCTGCAAGTGTATATCTCGCATCTCCAAGAAGTCAGATGGAAGCCCTAACGTAGAATCATCAGACGTAGTATCAGCCGTAGCCACCACCAACATCTGACGCGACCTCAAGTCTCTACGCAGTCGTTCTTCAGCCAATCGTATAAAGTCAGGTATTACAGATGTTAAATCACTCCTGGCTAAATAATTAGCTATCGTACTCTTTAACGAACTGTAATCCGTCATCGTTAATTCCCTGAATTGTGTCTCTCTACAGCACCGTCCTCTACATCATCCCATCGATACTCATAAGTACCAATGTGACCTATATGCTTAGACAGACTGTGATCTACATACGTCTGGAATCCGTTATCTAAGGCCTTGACGCAGAAATGTACATCCTCGCCTATAATCCCCTTAGAACCCCATCCTACGTCGTACCACGGCTTTTTAATCGCCTCGAATACTTCTTTACGAATCATTACAACACCACCACCTACAGCCGTACAAGGCTCAATACCCTCTTTACCTTTAGAGTCTATTTTATGCCAAGCATGACTAATAATCTTGCCATTTTCATCTTTTTCTACTTCTAAATTCAAAGCAGTAGGTAGCGTAGGCTTACGTCTAGTTACAGCATTAACCCCAACAATCGGAACATCCCTGCTTAACAATATGTCTATCGTATCGCTAGGGAACCGCATATCAGAGTCAATAAACAGGATAACGTCACAGCCATCCTTTAACGCCTCATCAACCAGCTTTTCCCTCTGATCGAATATCAACGTGCCAGCCATTGTGTATAACTTCAGCCCATTCTCACCAGTACCACAGCGAAACTTAGAATCTCGTCCTACCATCTTCGCAAAGTCAAACGCAAATCCAGTATGAACCTCATCCCTAGCAGGAACACATACACCTACTGTTATACCCATTAGATAGTACCCCTATAGACTTTCCAAGCTGCATTATCGGAATCATTGAGCCACTTAGCAAAACCAACATCGTCAATGATATTGAAGCCCTTCATAATACCTCGTTTATTTAAGTCATCAATGACCGTAAAAGGTATTCGAGCTACGTGATGCAATTCATTAACGTGTCCTAGTCTTGCTTTGTCTATCTCTCTAATATGGTTGTTACTCTCTAATATCTCAGTAACATCCTGTTTAGTCTCGATGATAATGCCGCCATCACCGTCCGCATGTACAACCTGTTGTCTATAGTCCATAAGTCCTCGTAAATGCCCCCAATCCGAAGATCAGGGGCAGTCTTATTACAGAGCCATATTAAGATCGGCTACGATGCCATGAGCAGCCTCGTTTTTGACCTCAAGAGTACACTCAACCAAAATCTGAGTCTTATCAGCATCACCAGCTTTTGCAAGCTCGTTAGTCTGGAATGGACGCAGATATGCAATTGCAGCGTACTCAGGATCAAGCACCAAAGCATCGCGTGTACGCATGAAAATATTCGGAACGACGCTCATTGAACCAAAATCGCTCAAATATACATCAGCCGCGCCCACGATAGTTGCTTGACCGCCACCACCACCAGCATTGACGTTATAACGATAAGCCGACAGACCTGTGAAGCTAGATACTTTCTGTTTACCAGTAGCACCAACCATCAGAATCTTAGGAGTACCGCCAGAAGCAAATACCTCAGCAACTACTTCTTTCAGTAGAGTCTCAGTAAATGTACGTGTGTTACCGTCTGTACGAGTCGATACACCGATAGTCGTAGGATCGCCACCGTTAGTCTGAACTGACGAGTTGGTCTTAATCCATGACAGCAACGAACCCATTTTACGAGCAGTAGAGTTAGTTGTACCAGCCGAACGACCTTGATTAGCCAAGAGGATGGTTTCCAGATCACGCTTTAGCTCTTGTGAAGCCTTAGCCAACTGGTATGCCTTCTCAGACTTACGACCTGCTTTATTAACTGAATCCAGAGTGCCAGAGACTTTGATAGTCTTTTGCAGAATCTGAGTATAGTTACCCAAACGAACTGTAGGTGACAAAGTAGCATCAGATGCGTCAGCACCCTCAACAGCAGCGTTATTTGTGGTAGCGGCTGCAAGAGAGTCGGTCTGCCATTCATGGAAAACTGCCGTTGCCTTGCTCTTGCCAATACTGGACATGAAGGGAGTAGTAGTAGGGCTGATGTCGTAAATGATGTCGGTCAAATCTTCACGCTGACCGATTGCGTCATAAGCATTATAAATTGCCATGATTTAATCCTTTATATAAATCGTTCAAATACACTTGCCGCATCACGGATACTTCCGCTTGACTTGGCTCGTGCCTTTAATTTCTTTGTTTCTTCAGCATTACTATCTCTAGGTTTGCTTACGCCAGGCTTAATCGCTCTAGGAGCCTCGCTAACCTTCTTGGTTATAGCTGGCTTACTAGCAACTAGCTTGTCGTACTGCATAGCCTTGTATAGCGTTAATACTGCTCGACTGTCATATACAGCCGCTAATTCATTTTCAGAGAATCCCATCTGCTTACCATACGTGCGAATATCATTTCTGATAGCCTCGCCCTTCGATGGATCAGCAAACTCAGGCAAAGAAGCTGACAACTTCTGCATTTCTTCAGCCACTAATGACTGCATCTGCATCTGTCTGTCGTGCTCTTGTTGCTGATTGATTCGCTCTCTCTCAGCCCTAACAGCACCTAATTGCTTCTCTCTCTGTACCATCTCTGCTACCTTGACACTGTACCCAATAGGATCAGTCTCTTTAAGGTAGTCTAAGTTTTCCTCTTGCGGCTGAAGCATCTGTTCAATCATCTCAAGTCTCTGTGCGTACGTATCGCGCATTTGCTTGGCTTCTTGAACTGCTTGTCGCTCTGCCTCTACGGCTTTGCGATCTTCTGCTACAGCTTGCGATTTCTTGGTGTAATCAGTGCCAAGTTGATAAGACTTGATAAGCTCATCAAGCGTTACCTCACGTTCTTCTCCGGCTGCTTTAACCAGATACGTGGGCTGCTCTTGCTCCTCACCGTCATCTTCCTGTTCTACCTCAGACTCATCGTCTGATTCGGCCTCGCTTTCGTTAGCTTCTGAAGCGGATTCTGGTTGTTCCTTTGCTCAAGAAAGCGTTAGCTGCACCTTCTACCGTTAACTCACCACTACCTTCCGGTGTCGTGTTCTGAGTATCGCTCATTTATGTTTCCTTAATTATATCGGGAACTGCCCGACGCAGACTACAATATTTTTAACTTTTTCGCATCTATTAGCTTCTGATCTGCTAACCCTTGAACATAATTCTCAATGGTTTCTAGTACGCGAATACGTACGTATGCTTGCTCACGTATATCTATATCCTGATGGTCGCTATTCAAGAACTTAGCCAACTCTATGCCTCGTAACTCTTCCATCATCTCAATGTAGTAGTCATCTCTCAGCAGGTTCAATGCCCATTCTGTTCTGTTCATTGGTTTCCTAGTAATCCCATTGGAACACGCATTTCATTAGGAGCAGCAAACGGACTTAAACCCATCTTTCTGCGTGACTCAGCCCACATTTCAGCCTTATCATAAATGTTATTAGTAGGCTGATTACCTTGCAACAAATGCTGTATCTCTGCCTGAGTCAACGTAGGAACCAATAACGGATAATGTCTGCCTTGCTCATCAGTTGACGATATTTCAGTAGCAACTTGACCTTCAGCCGTAGGCAATAACCCAAAATATCCTTTACCTTTCATCTCTAATGGATCGCCAGCACTCTCAGCATACCTAGCACCATAAAACGGCAATGATCCGATAAAGTCTAATAATCCCATTACGCACCTCTAGTCAGAGAGCCTAGTTCACGCAGAGCCTTTAACGTCATCTCAGTCTGCTTGTTCTTCGTAGCCTCATCAGCCAAGTCCATCGCTAACACAGCTTGCAATTGCTTAACCGCTAACTCAGCTTCCTTAATACGTAACTCAGCCGTATCACGCTGGTTCTTCATCTGCATCTCTATACCTTTACGGGTATATTCAGCCTCTAGCGTTTGTCTCTCAAGCTCAAGTTTCGCACCGTCGATCTGTGCCTTAGCCTGTGTCTTTTCTCTCTCAACCTCAGCCAGCATCTGAGCAATCTCTGCTTGGGCATCAGGCGATGGTGGTTGCGGCTGTGAAAGTTGAGCATTTTGTTCCGGTGTAATCTCGTTCATGAACTCGTTAGCATCTTTGAAACCAGCAGACTCAATAAACTTTGCAAGCGTATTGCGATACTGACCGATAGATACCAATGGATTAGACGGGCCATACTGCTGAATGATCTGCTCTTGCTTCGCTAGAACCATCTGCAACATAGCTAACTTCTGCTCTCTGTCACCTGAACCTAGACCAACATTAACGCTAATATCGTACTCATTAGCCCATGTTCTAGGATCAAACGTCACGTACTTACCGCGCATCCGTACAACTCTAGGCTTATCCTGGTACTTGCCCAATAGATGCAAGATACCCTTAAACAGACTCTTTACACCTGTCTCAGCAAAGATACGAGCAATCAACTCCAGCTTGCCAGAGTTAGACTTCATCATTGCAGCCACAGCCGTAGCAGTGACGTTATTCAATACGTCAGGATCAAGTCCCTGCTGTGCATCGCTAACACCTGTACGCTTGGCCTGTACCTGATCCAAGTACTCCAGCATAGGCATAGCCTGACCGAACGTGCTCTGTACCGTTAGTGGTACGAGTGCATTAGGGTTCTTCATACGGATTACACCGCCAGGCGTAGCGTTCAATAGATCATCCAGATTAACCTGACCATCGACAGCACCAACACGGCTATTGTTCGTTAGATACAGGTTATCTAAGCTCTGACGAGTAATCGTAGACTTCTGAAGCTGTATGTCCATCGTTCTATCAGCTAATGACTGACCGAAGAACTTGTGCGGGATTGGGATAGGACAGATAGAGTGGAACGGAATATAGTCACACTCCTCATCTTCCAGTATCTCAGAGCCACAGTAAACGATACGACGTAACTCAGCTATACCGTCGTCATCCTCATCGATACGGATATAGCACTCATAGACCTCAACTGTCTGCATTGAGAAGTCTAGGCTGTTATTCTGGTCTGGCTGCTCACCGTTAGGGAATCGTGCAATACGCTCAGAACTGAACTCTAAGTCGTTATATGTTGCTAGATCGTCAACTATGTCTTTATCGTAACCCATAGCTATTAACTCGCTACGAGTCATCAATCGACGATGAGCCACGAACGTAGCTTCTTCTATATTACGAGCAGACTTAGAGATAAGGAATTCTTCAGGTGGTACGTTCTCAATCTTTACGTTACCCGATTCCTCTGTGCGCTGAACATACACCTCATAACTAGGAACTTGTATAACATTCCCCATCATGTCCTGCATTTCCGTATATTCTATTTCCTGCTTGACAACCTTTAGAGACTGATCCGATAGCAACAGAGCCAGCTCATCCTCAGTCAGATTCTTATATTCTTCCTTGCGTACGTCTACCTTGTCATCCCAGTAAGACTTAACTACGCCTACCTTTTGTAGCAGTGCGTCTTTGAACCAGTTATGGAGAATAAGCATCCCATCATTGTCACGATAGAAAGCCCAGTTACAGTAGTCAGTAGCCTGTTTAGCTGATTCCTCGTCCTGTGGGCCTTTAGGCTCAAAGTAAACAATATCCTCAGTTGTAGTGAATACCCTAATTAATTGTGGCAATGCACCATCAATAGCTTCGGCTACTTCACCAGTTACGATCTGTGATCTTCCCTCTTGTTCATTACCGTAAGGACTGCGTAAGTAATACTCTAGTGCTCTCTTACGATCTTCGGTAGTCTCTGTGTCAAGATAGCCTATCGAGTTATCAATCTCATTCTCGATAATGCCTTTAACTGTGCCTTCGTCCATCATAATGCGTTCCTCTTAGGATTTTCGCAATTATACAATCCATTTCGTGTTAATAGGTAAATCTGACTGCCACGAAGTAGTGTCTTGGTCAAGGCTTATTGCTAGGTATCTAAAAGCGTCCGAAGCATGGCTAGACCAATCATGTAATGGCTTGTCGTAGAACACTTGCTGACGCTCGTTATATTCCCTGCGGTAGTTCCTAAGAGCATCCAGACCTGTCTTAGTCTTATGATCGAACCAACACTGCGGCAATAGCCTTCTAACGGCTTGTATACCGTCTGCAATCGATAAGCGAGGAGCGACTGTTATATCTAGTCCAGCTTCCTGTAAAACCTCTTTACGGCTCTTTCCTGTGCCTAGCTCCCTTACTTCCACATCGTGAGGAAGGAACTGCGTGAAGCCTTCGTACTTGTTCTCTTTAAGCCAGCGTACATACCAGTCCAAACCGACTCCGTGGTTCTCCGTAAAGTCAATGAGTCGTACCTCTTTTCCAACCGCCTGAGCAACCCACAGACTAGTAGAATCGCTAATGCCCAAATCCCAAGCAACATAAGACTTACACAGATCATCACGCTCAATGGTAGTGATTCGGTTCTTCGCCTCAAGATCGTTGATAATCTGCCCAAAATAACTCCCTTGAATGGCTGCATCGAAACTGCACTCGAATTCCTGAAAATACCTATCGTCGCCCATCTCTTGACGAGCAGCCCATAGCTCCTTATCGCTAAGAATCCCTGTCTCACTAGCCTTAAACTCTAGTAGTGCCCATCCCTCAGCAGTCTTAGCTCTATCGCGGAAATCAAGGAAGTGATTTTTACCTTTAGGCGTACCAATGAATAAGCACCACGTAGGAGCTTCGTCAGTATTCCTATCCGCTAATGCTGGACGTATAACCTCGTTCCATATCTTAGGGTTCTGATCCCCTATTTCATCAAGAATAACGCCATCAAAATACTGCCCGCGCAAGCTATCAGCATTATCGCTACCGTAAAGGCTAATCCTACGACCCCAAAAGTCAACTCTAAGTTCGCTGATATTAGCAACAGCCCCAAGAGGACGAGTAAATTCCAACAGGTAATCCCATGCCACACGTTTGGATTGAGCATAAGTTGGAGCAATATAGGCAAATCGTGGGTTTGGTTTCTCACACTGAATCGCAGCCTTTATGAGATGGTTGATAGCACTTACAGTCTTGCCCATACGACGATGTGCCACTACTACTGTAAACCTATGCTTATCTACTGCCTCATGGATAGCTAGCTGCTGAGGTCTAGGTTTATAAGCGATCTCTATTACTTCTGCCATGTCACTTGATGTATTTGAGCACCACCATCTGCGCCAGTAATCTCTTGCTTCTGCGTCTCAGCCCAACGCATCTGAGCTTTAGTCCACCAGATCAATGCAGTCGTATCACCGCCCTGAGCCTTATTGAACAGTGTCTTAGCTATTTGTGCGCTTGCTTTAGCCTTACCTAGATCAAGCTCAGTGCGGTAATGCTTACGCAATGTCTTATCGTCAATACCTATTAACGCCCCTATTTGCTCATGAGGCAAGCCTAAACCAGCCGATGTCTCGACTAATCTCTTGTTTTCTACGCTAGGAATATGCTCTATCATTTTATTAAGGGGAAATGTTAATCATTCGTTAATAACTCGGCTTTCTTTCCGGTGAAGTCTTCCCACCGCTTTACTATAACGTCACAGTATTTAGGGTCTAGTTCCATTAGCCTAGAATACCTACCTAGCTTTTCACAAGCAATCATTGTGCTGCCTGAGCCACCAAAAAAGTCCATAACAATTGAATTTGCATTTGATGAAATTAAAAGTTGATTTTCTATCATAACAACTGGTTTCATTGTTGGATGAAGTCCAGCCTCTCTGCCAAATTCAAGGCATTTTGAATAATTAACATTTTTTAAAGCATTGTTCCAAATAGCAGATTTTCTAAAAAATAACAAATATTCAACATCTGGACGATGCTGACCACCTAATGGAATTGCATTAGGCTTCTTCCAAAACAAAATATTAAAGTTATATCCAGCGTCAACGCACCATTTAAGATAATCTGGAACTAAATCTTTATTGCAAAAAATATAACAGTTAAGTTTATTTTTATCAAAAACTGTTGGTAATGTGTTTAAAAATGCAACTGGGTCAAAATCACATAAATGTTTGATAGCTTCGCCAAGTTTTGCCGCGGCTCTACCTATTGGTTGATTACTTCCACCTTCGGCTTCCATTCTATAAGGAGGATCAGTAAAGACCATATCAGCTTTCTGACCATCCATTAACTTCTCAACCGCATCAATGCTAGTGCTATCCCCACACATTAGCCGATGATTGCCTAGTTGGTATATATCACCTAGCTTAGTCTTAGGCTCCTCCGGTAACTCAGGAACAGCATCCTCATCCGTTAAACCATCTACCTGCTCAGGCGCCAATAATGCCGTTAGCTCATCCTGATTAAAGCCCAGTATATCTAACGCAAAACCATCCTTTAATAGCTCATCTAACTCAATAGTTAGCAAAGTAGTATCCCAATCAGCATTCAAGGCTAGTTTATTGTCTGCAATGACTAACGCTTTACGCTGCGTATCGGTTAAATGATCTAACTCTATCGTAGGAACCTCGTCCATCTTTAGCTTACGAGCAGCCATTAACCTGCCATGACCAGCAATGATGCTATTCGTTCCGTCTATTAATATGGGATTAGTCCAGCCAAACTCTTTAATGCTGGCTGATATTTGAGCGACTTGCTCGTCTGAATGTTTGCGGCTATTGTTGACGTAAGGAATTAAATCCTCAACTTTGCGATACTTTACATTTAACTGCATTGCATTATCCTTTGGATGTCATGCGTAGAATACTTCGTACATATCCGGTCTGTTAGTCTTTATCCATTCCCTCGGTTCTTCATGGCATTTCTTAAAGTCATCCCCTACGGTCTGGCTCCCTGCATGATGAACGTATCCTCGACTTACAAAGTGCTGATAACCAGCCTTATTCAAGTCACTGCATATTATATTGTCTGAATACCAATTAGTGCTAGGGAATTGCGCTACTTCCCATGCTTTTCTGCTAACAGCCGCAAATATAGGAGCAATAACGTCAGCCATCTTTATGTGATTCTCACTATTCCAGCGTAATCCTGCAAACTTATCATCCTCTATAGCTACCCTAATGTTCTGATCTGGCAGAACATAATCTGATCTAGCACCTAAGAATCCAGTTAAGAACTCCTTATTAACCATATCCCAATCTTCTTGCATCTTTGATATTGTAGTCGGAGTTAAAACTACATCATCATTAGAAATAATTAGTGAATCGTATTTCCCTGCAACAAATGCATAGTTGACAATTGCATTATATGCATCCCCGAAATTGGTAGCAGTATTTGGTCTGAATATAACTTTATCGTTTTTAAGTCTCGCTCTAATCTTTCCCCACAGCTCCAGACTATTTCCACTAATGTAAATTGGTAACTCTGGTGCATATTGGTTAATGCTCTCTAGCAATACGTGAATACTCGGACTGTTTACAGTGGCTATTACGATTGCTTGCAAAGGATCACCTTCATAGAATCTACTGCTCGTGGAGTGCGTAAGATTTCGCTATCAATAATACCTTTATCCAACATTTCCTGACCGAACTCTGATAACTGGAATTCCATCTTTGATAGATTGAACCTGCCTTCCCAACCTAAATACCAATGCCAGTCTGTGTAATACAGCCAGCTATTCTCATTAAAAGCACGTACGTGCGTTGGGTCTTGCCAAGCACCTAAAGACAGTTCGTAAGGTACATTAATATGAAACTCACCACCATCAGCCAGCAAGTCCTTACAGTTCGTCATTGCTTGAATTAAGTCAGGTATATGCTCTAAAACGTCATTTGCGACGATTTTTTCAAACATACCCTTTTCAATCAGAACTTTACCGAATCTAGGACTGTCAATAACACGACCAAAATCAATTTTAGATATGTCGCACCACCAATCAGGATTAACTCTAAGCAATATGTCTGCATTAAAGTATGAATCCTTCCAGTCTTTGCCGGAGCCTAGATTTAATGTCTTAGGAATCACCATTTCACTTTATTGGCCCAGAACGCCGCACTCATCTTGCCCTTAGCGATATTACCCGCATGACGAGCCTTAAATGCCTCGCTACGCTTACTACCGTCTGGACTGCCACTTACCCCTTGCTGACCGAAACGAATCAATTTAACCTCGTCTCCTGCCTTTGCAAGTACCGCATGGCTCTTTGTAGGATGATTAGGAGTTTTCTTCGGCTTGTTATAGCCAGCAAACTCCTCCTTGCCACGCTTAATCATTTCTTCTTGGCTTTGTTCTTAGCGGTACGGGAACCACGCTTAGGCATAGCAACCATAATCGCTACAGTTATACCTTTCTTGCCATTTTTACCATTACTGCCATTTTCTTCTTCTCTTTCTTCGTGCATACAATTCTTACCACCCTTGCACTCACCACCCTTGCATTTAGGACAAGATTTCATTCCCTTCATTTCTTCACCTTTTTAGCTGTTTTAGCTGCTTGTTTAAAGTCTGCCTTACTTGGTGCTGCTTTAGTGCCAGGCTTATTCATCTTCTCGCCCGATCCTTCAGCTATACGCTTACGTTTAGCGTGAATGTTGGAATAGAGTCCTGTTTTCATTTCTTTTTCTTCTTTGCTATCTTTGCCTCACTCAAAGCTATAGCGACTGCTTGGCGTTGCGACTTAACTACTGGGCCACCTTTGCCGCTATGTAGCTCACCCTTGCCGAATTCAGTCATTACCTTAGCTACCTTCTTGGCAGCTTTCGATTTCTTCATCATTTAACATTTCCTTTACTTGGATAAGTAAGTGTTGTTCAGTTGTATCGTACTTCTTTTCCCAGGCTTTACGCCCCATTCCGTGATACCCAGTGTTACCCCTGTGGTGCTCTGGACATAAAGGAATACAATTATCATGCGAGTTTCTGATACCCATCCCTAAACCTATACCGCGAATATGATGGATTTCCGCAGGAGTACCCGCATACCCTGAACGATAGCAAATTATACAACCTATGTCTGCTACTTTAGACAGATATTCCTTCTCTCTTTTTCTCATGGCTTATAGCTAGTAAAGCTCTCACCCTGGTTACATTCAGGACAACAAGTAACAGTTCCATCTGAGCAATATGGATCACTAACATTCGGTATTTCATCCCAATCTTCTACATATCCGCAATAGTCGCATTGTGCCAAATTGCTATCATCAATAATTTTATATTCCATCATATTTCCCTATTGAGTTGCTTTATCTGAACTATCTTTTAACGGAATTTCTAATCTTCTTTCAATGTTTCCAATAACCATCTCTGAATAACTAATGTTGGGAAATCCATCTACCTGAAGTTTCAACGCTAACAACGCTTGTTTAAGAAAAAGCCTATCAACTTCAGCCCAATTTCGCCAAATACCCACTTTATTCATAGTTTTGCCCTTTATTAACGTAAATTTCATTTAGGTTTGCTACTATTTCTCCAACTAGGAGGCTATATGTACGGTATATCTATCGACGGACAGGATTTCTGGTTTGAAGCTGAAGAAGTCGAGCTCATGCAAATGGACGACGATGGCATAGTCTGGAAATACGATACTGAAGCCTGTGTCTGGATGTACTTTGATGACGATGCAGACGAGTGGCTGTTATACGATGAAGAGAAATTTGATCCGTTCACAAAGTCGCTCTTTCCACAGCACGATTCGACGCTTCCATTGACCGCCAGCAATCAACGCGAGCCTGAGCAGCAACAAGCATCCAACGTAATCTCTCTGCCTCTGCAACAGCTTCTCTGAGACCTAATACACATTGTGTATATTCTTCCGTAGTGTAAGCATCAGCTTCCTTCTCAGCCATCGTATTTTTAAGGCTACGCTGAAACCCTATAGCTTTTACAGTCTTACGATGCTCTGTTAGGTAGGTTACATCTGCCTTAGCTTGTGAATAAGCCTCAGCGTTCTTAATCATAAAGTTAATTGCTTCATTAGGATCGATAGTCATCTGTTAGTTTCCATAATAGTAATTTAGCTTCATCTACACTTGTAACTACGTGTACCTGTCCTTTCCAGAGTTTGTGCCAATTAACTTGATCTGGAGTAAGTACCTTTTTATCACCGTCCTTGATTTCAAGCAACAAGTTTTTACCTTTAAACCCAACAACAATATCAGGACAACCCTTACCTACAGCGTGTAGATGCTGAACCGTAGCTCCTAAGTCTCGTAATGCTTTAACGACCTGAGTCTGGTTGTTATCTACTTTTTTAAAAACCATTAACATCCCCTTGCACGGATAGCGTCATAACATCGCAACGCACCATCAGCTTCAAGAGCACTATGAGCATCTGCAATTTTTCCACATATTTTTGCACATTCCTTTCTTTCATTTTGAACTGCTTTAATTGCTTCATTATTTTTTTTCGAGATAATTGTTAAAGCAAACTCTAATAATTCATCATAACTAAATACAAAACTTGCCAAACACGGCGGGTCATCTTTCCCAAATTTTTTGTCTACTATCGTATAATATTTCCACCTAGCACCATGTTCTATTGCAATACGAATAATTTCTTCACTATCTGTATTCATATCCATAACCCTTCATCACCACGATTTCCTAATTGCCATTGTTCTCTACAATCTTTCTCTAACAGTTGAGCCGTTCTATCTCCGCGTTTATTGCGGACAATAGACAGATATTCGATGGCTTTGTTTCTATCTTGAGTACGCCATTTCAATACCTGCCTGACTTCACACCTATGACGATGCTGTTCTGAGTTATCAGGCACGAAACGCTCCACGATTATCAAAGTCAATCGGCTGACCACCTAGCGTCTCTATGAACTGCTGGCTGTTATGCTCAAAGTACAGACCATAAAACTCTTCAGCTTCACCATTCCTTTGCTTCTGGCACATTAGGAACATATCTGGCTGCTTCTCGTCATAGTCCTCATTGTTCCTGCGAGCGTTCTCTTTCTTCTTATTTCTCCAAACCAAGAACACGTTATCCACTTGATCTGCAATGCTTCCAGAACCCTTTAAATCTGTCTTGCCAGGCTGTATCTCCTCTGACACCAGCTTGCGTATATGGTGGACTAAATGAATGTGTACCTGATGATCCCTAGCCAAAGCACACAGCTCATCTACAAATGACTTCTGCTCGTTTAATGAATCCTCAGCCACCACACACTTCATTAATGAGTCAATGAAGATATGTTTGATACCTAACTCAACAGCACAGTACCTAGCCATTGCAATCGTTTTCTGTGGAGTGGTAGAACCCTGCTGATCGTAAAGATAGAGATTATCTTCCATGAAATTGGTAAACCGTCCCAATAGTCCACGAATGTAACCTTCCTTATCATGCGTTAGCGGAATACTAATATTCTCACCTGCGAACTGTCTTAACATCCTGACAATGGTAGTTACAGGTTTCATTTCGTAGGAAGCAATGCATACCTTTAGGTTCTGCTTTATCAAACCTAACGCTATCTGACCCGTTACAAGGCTCTTACCGCCTCCGTTAGACCCTGCATATACCGTAACCTCACCTAGCCTGAATTTAACGTCAGCATGAGTTTTAGACCACGGCATTACAGCATCATCAGTCTTTTGAGGATCAACGTAGTTTTGGTATATCTCATCTAACCAACTCGTAGCCGATTTAACCTGTGCCGATAAGTCTGAATTCTTCAGGTACTTCTCTACATCAATATCCTGAGACTTGATGATGTGACGATCTTCGTAAAGTCGTTCCGCTATTGCAAAAATATTATCCGACATATTTAACTGCCTCCATTATTCGGTCGTGTGCTGTTTTCATCCTAGTTCTATCGACCTCTGATAGTTTCTTGCCTGTTGACATTGAGTAAGCTGCTACCGATACAACCAGTGCCTCGAATTCGATGACTTTAAGCAAGTCTGAAGCATAATATCTTTTCTTGATTACAGGCAAGTCTTTATTTACGTTAGGGAACAGATCACCAATATCCATGCCAATAGCACCCATAATTTCTTGGATGGAGCAGTTAGCAAAGCATTTCAATAAGATACGACCATCCTCAACTTCTCTTATCGCTAGGCTAGGAGACTTATCGTTATGAGCAGGACAACAAGCTACGTAAGCACCGTTACGACCTTTAACTTTCTCTAGTCTGGTTAGTATGTTCTCTATCATTTCCACCCCACTAGAGGCTTTTGAGTGGCTGTAACTTCATCTTCCCATCGTCTTGCATTTAACCAAGTAGCTGCATGAGGAATAAATTGAGATTCTCTTTCTGATAACTTCTGTTCTTTAACAGCTTTTGTTATTTTTGCAATAAGTTCATCATTAGGTTTAATCTTTAACCAAGCCTTCTTAGCATTTTCTTTAGCTGTCTTTTTTGGATAACCTTTCCAAAATATCTCAAACTGATC